CGCGTATCAAGTCAAATATTCTAAAGCCTTCAACAAAGTTAAGTCAAAGTATAAACTAAGATCTGGAAAATGGAAAAAGGACGGATTCAAAAAGGCGGTTAAAGAAGCGCATAAGTTGGCGGGTGGTAAATGATGCCGATTCACGTAGTAAAAGAAACCATTGAACTTAATGAAGTTACGACTGACCAAAACGGAAATGCCTACATTCAGAAAAGAATTAACCTTCAAGGCGGATATGTTCACAATTTGCTACAGACCGACATTTTTCAGGATGCCATGTTCGATTCACCGGCAGGAACCGAAGCAACACCGCCAATTATGGAGATAGTAATTTCACCTTATCCACAAATTCCAACCCAAATGAATCTATCAAATACCGCCCCTGTTTATGGTAACAGATATGCAAATGCAGGGGACGATTCGGTTTTGTTTAAGGCAAACTCAGAGGTTAGGTCATTTGTATTTTTGGATTTTAACCAATTTCCTTCAAAACAAATTGCATCTATGCAGAAACAACAATTCTATTCTAATCATGTTTATCTTTCTGTCCACATCGCAGGAGTGGCTGATTCGACGTATAGCAACTTATCTTTGTCTTTTCTCATGGTTTTTGAGGACAAAAACACCTCATATGTTACATCAACAATGGGGCAAATCCATGAAAATCATGTCGCGATGTGTTCTCAATTGATGTCAAACGGGCGGATTATCTCCAGATCTTCATTATTGGGTAACGTGTTTCCAATGTGGCGTTATGGTGGCATTCGTCCGGAATTGACAGTTTCACCAACGGCTCCAGGTTCATTTTTCCTAAAATTATCATCGCATGATGATGAAACAATGCAAACAACAACAGAGATACGAAACGCGTTAGCAGATTCGCGTTCAATGTCTGCATATGACGAAGCATTCGGCAATCTTTACCCCGATTGGTTCCGTGAAGTATCTAATGAAGGTTTAGTGAGTGGTCCAATCAGAGAACAATGGCCACCAATTAAACACGCAGATAATGGTAACGTGTTAATGCTATGAGCCAAATAGACAAGTCTCAAGATATGCGCATCTCCAAGCTGGAAGAGCGGATGCTGATGATGGAGCAAACTATTCTTGAATTACGTGGAATGGCAAAAATTTTGAGAACTGTGGCTGTGGCTGTGGCTCTATCGCTCGGAATGGATGTTCAAGGAATGTTGTAGTCATCAAATAGGGTCTTTTGTTCAACGATTGCTTTTCTTAGGGATCTGGATAATTCTATTGGAATCATCGCTCGCACGTTCGAACGTAGTGGATTTGGTCCTTTATCGCGTTGTGCTTTTGTTGGCATATCTGGAGTTGAAAATTTTGGAAATTTTCCATAAAAAACATGAGAACCATGAATTTGATTTGGTTCAAGTCCATATTTTGCAAAATGTCGAATTGAACCCATCACATTTTCAATAACCCAATAACGCGGTTTTGTGATTCTAATAATGTCGAGAACACATTCTAACAGTTTCATCGATGGTTCATATTCTTCAAATTCTCCAGATCTTGACGCAACCGCTTGAGGCGCATGAAATCCTAATGAAAATTCGTCGCATGGTATTCCGGCTAGTAATACGTCATATTCACGTATCGGTTGACCTTCGTATTCATATTGAACTAATCTATCCCTCATAGCCATGATATCCTGAATTGTCATACATTCGACCTCAGAAAGTAATGGGTTGTTATCAACTCGCGCCACTTCATCTCCAGATCTTACAAAAGCCTCGCAAAAACCGCCCAAACCTGCGCACAAACTCAAGACTCTCATTGTGGGAACCTCCATGTTTTCATGTCGTCGCACCAATACATTCCATGTTCGCGTATGTTTCTCAAAACGTGTTCATAGTTCTCAATTTTTTGTAGTAAATAATCGCGGTCTTCACCTTCTTCATATGCGATGAGTTCTTTTCTGACCCATGCGCTAAGGTTTCCAATTTCTAATGCGACTTTAGCCGTTCTCAAGCACAATCCAATTTCTTTGCGTACTTTCATTCTTCTTCCTCCTCACATTCAGGGCATGGAGTCGTCCCCATTTGGTCAATATATCTATGCTTAACACAAATCATTCTTCTTCCTCCATTAGTGCCTCTCTGATTTCTCTATCCAAATCCAAATCATGTATTATCCTCAACACATGGTCATCCATAAGGACAAACCATGAAGTGTCATTCGTACTAAATTGTTCAAGTGTTATGGTTCGGGTGTGTCGGGCCATAAACATCCTACGCGATTATAGTATATCAAAATACCCGTACGGACGGGTTCGGGTTTTTTGCGACGGGTCTATAACATAAGGCTTCTTCGGAAGGGGTGGGTGTGTTGGGGAAACTAACAAAGGCGTGCTTTTTGGCTCCGCTTCGCTCCGCGAAGATAGGGAATCCAGGTTTACACAACGATAATAAGCCCACATTATCCAGATCTTTCTATGGCGAAGGGAAGTTCCGACGTAATTTTGAGAGACAGACTTCAATTTGACATTAATGCAAACGGTGATACCGATTTGGTTTATGGTCGAATTGATTTGAGCGACTATGTATCAATTCCAGAAAATAAGGGATTGGCTATCAAAGAAGTGCGTTTTATGCTACGAACTCGCGTTGAAAACGACGATGGAGTCTTTCCAAATGTATTGGTTACTAACAATTTGGGCAACATTACAGACAACGGGGCTTTTGCTTCTGTAAAGATTTTCGCAACTACAACAGCCTATGAGAACATTGTTGACGTAGGAATTGGTTCTCCAAACGTACTATGCGTTTTTGAGAAACAAACAACAGTTATGCAAACCGATGGTTCAACAGGAGCAGGACCTGGAGCGGTCATTGATACCTATGAGCATATGTTTGGCACTCCAGATCTTCACCCCGAAGGTTTTGACGTTGTTACAGACCTACTTATCGGAATTGGTTTGGAAAATTGTTCTAACCTCGCATTGACTGAAACAACAGCAGAATTGGACGTAATGGTTATCGCAGAGCCTAAGAAAATCACCTCTAAGGACTTAACGCAGATGTTGTCTCAAGCACAAGACCTCTAAGGAGGTTTTTAGTTGCCTAAGAGAAGTAAAACAGAAAGTGCAAAGTCAAAGGTTGAAAGTGCCGTCGCCTTAAGTGGTGTTGGTGGTGCTATTGCTGGGCCGGTTGGCGCGGGCGTTGGTGCATTAACAGGTTTAATCATAGGGGACGCGCGGTATGTTTTCCCTGTTGACATGGTATGTATTCCCGCTTTTCAAGCCTACATGATACAAGGAAACCCACATTTTCAGGTCTATGTCCGAGCAGGAGAGTCTCTTGTTCCTACCGGTGGAAATGTTCAAGATGTAATGAATGCTTACAAAGAAGAAGAAAAGATAGCGGAAGACGTGGTAAAAAATACAGTTAAGAAACGAAGGAAAAGCGCGTATCAAGTCAAATATTCTAAAGCCTTCAACAAAGTTAAGTCAAAGTATAAACTAAGATCTGGAAAATGGAAAAAGGACGGATTCAAAAAGGCGGTTAAAGAAGCGCATAA